GTTCCTGTCGGACCTCCACTGGGGCGAAACCGTGTTCGCGTCACAGATCAACGGCGTGAACGAGTACAACATCAAGATCGCCCACAAGCGGATGAACGTGCTTGTCGATTCTGCGGTCCATCTGCTCAAGATCATCAGCCCCAAGATGGACTATCCTGGCATCGTGGTCCCCCTCGGCGGCGACATGATCAGTGGCAACATTCACGACGAACTGACCGCGACGAACGAACTCAACTCAATGCCTGCGGTGCTGGATCTCTACAGCGCACTGGTCGGTGTGATCCGGGCGATGGCCGACCAGTTCGGTCGCGTGTTCCTGCCCTGTGTCAGCGGCAATCACGGCCGCGACACGCGTAAGATATGGAACAAGGACCGACACCACACGTCGTTCGACTGGCTGCTCTACCGCTTCCTCGCCAAGCACTTCGATGGCGACAAGCGCGTCACGTTCTTCATCCCCGACGGGCCAGATGCGTACTACAAGGTGTACAATTACGCTTACCTGCTCACGCACGGTGACTCGTTCCGCGGGGGTGACGGCGTGATAGGTGTGATGGGGCCGATCATCCGCGGCGACCACAAGAAGCGCAGCCGCAACGCCCAGATCGACATGGACTACGACTGCATGCTGCTCGGCCACTTCCACCAGTACGTCCACCACGGTCGCTTCATCATCAACGGGAGCCTGAAGGGGATGGACGAGTACGCGTGGTCGAACAACTTCGGGTTCGAGCCCCCGCAGCAGGCGCTGTGGCTGACCCACGCGAAGCACGGGCAGACTTTCAGGATGCCGGTGTACGTCAGTTCGAAGCGCGAAGCAATCAAGACCGATTGGGTCAGCGTGCCCAAGTAACCAGGAGAAATGAATGGCAACTGAATCCCCGTCGTTCCTTGTCGACGAAAAATTAGTACAAGATATGCGGTCAGAGCGCGAATTTATTGACCGTCGCGCTCGCACCTTCAATGAGTTCATCGCTCGGATGCTCACCGGCGAGCGACTGCTGTCTCTGCCTTGGAACGACGCTCTATTCCAAGAATTGATCGTCAAGGCACTTGCGCTTGCCGGCGGGTGGAAACACGAAGCCGAGAAGCTGGCCGTGATCCGTGAGGTGTTCGGTGGGAAGTGACTTCATCGCATGGTCGCATTCCCGCCGAAAAGACTGGATGGAGTGCCCGAAGCAGTTTTACCACAAGAACGTCCCGCCGAAGGGTTCCCCCGACCGCATCGAGTTCGTCCAGACCCAGGCGATGCTGGACGGCAACAAGGTTGACGATGCACTGACCCAGCGCATCAGCAAGGGTACGCCGCTCCCCCCGCAGTACGCGCCCTACGAGGACATGGCGGCGCTGGTCGTCGCGGCGCCGGGGGTCAAGTTCACGCAGCTTCGCGTGACCCTGGACCAGACCTTCAAGCCGTGCGGATACTTCGACAGCAGCGCCTGGGTGCGGTCCATCTACGACGTGGCCGTGATCAACAAGGACCACGCATTTATAGGCGACTGGAAGAACGGCATGATCTGGCCCGACGATGACCAGTTGAAACTGTTCGCCGCGACCGCGTTCCACCAGTTCCCCGAGCTTGAGGTCGTGGACACCAGCTACGTGTGGTTGAAGCACGGGTTGACCAGCGACGCCAAGTACACGCGCCGGGAACTTTCCGACCTGTGGAACGATCTACTCCCAGAGGTCGAGCGGCTGCAAGTGGCGTACAAGACGAACCACTGGCCCGCCGTACCGGCTCGCGGCAAGAAGTCTTGCGGGCGATGCAACGTGAATCAAAGAGGACTATGCAAGGAGGCCCAAGGGCCGTATGGAGGCTAAGATGAATTGGGAACGCGAAATGGATGAAGCAATAGCAGCGCAAGGTACCCGCCCGTTCGACACCGACTGTTTTGAGTTCGCTATGGATTTTCTTGGCGACCCCGAGGCGGCGGTTGTGCGAGACTATGTAGAGCAGATAGAACGCGCGTTAAAGGAGGCTCAAGGGCCATATGGGTGACGAGAAAGAACTCCATATCATCGCATGGATGAATGAGAAGGCGGCATGCGAATTGGCCGGTATGAACATTACCAATAATCCGTGTGTGGAGCAGCTTGGAGATGGGATGGTAGCCATATGGTCTGGACCAATTCGTACAATTGACGAGCGGGAGGATTAAGATGAGTACAGTAGTTTGCCCGGAACCGGGTAGCCAAATGACGATAGGGTCTGTTACCCGCCCGTTCGACACCGATCTGACTGACCCGCAGCCCATGCTGACCCCCGGTGTCGTGGGTTCTATCACCCTCGCGCCGGACAAGAACGCGCCCTGCCACTGCGCCAACTGCGTAGTGCTGGCGACCGAGGTCGAGCGCCTGCGCCGCGGGAATCGCGCGCTGCTCGGTGAACTTACCACGGCGAACGATGTCATACGCAGTATGGAGACGAAGATCAACATGGAGGGCGGGAAGTGACACTCCCCTATGAACGTCTGAACGCCGTAAATTTAACCCGCAGATTCCTGTACCAATTGCTCAACCCGAAGGCGACGCCGAAGGTACCGAAACGCGAACGCGACATGGCGGTACGTTGTCTGCGGCATTACCCGAACGAGTCCGAGATGCGCGACGCAGCGTGGGCTAACCCATCACTGTGGGGGAAGCCCGAATGACCATCCCATCCGAGCGGACCCGCGCAGTTATCGGCACGCGCGAGTTCATGGTGGATCTGATCACCCCGTCGGCAACGCACAAGGTACCCCGCGCGATCCGTAACCGCGCGCTGCGGTGTCTGCGCCACTACCCGGATACTTATCATCTAACCCGCGCAGCCGTCGCGCTGCCGGAATCATGGGGGAAACCCGAATGAAAAAGATTTTGGTTCATATCGAGATGGATTTGCCTTTCTTGCCTGACGAAATTACGCTGCCGAACCTGCGCAAACTGGAGAAAGAAATTCGATACGCGCAAGGCTGCTCGGTCGTTTTGTGGCTGCTATGCGACCAAGCGCAGGAGGACGCAGTCCAGCATGTAACCGGGTTCGTATGGGCGCGTCAGTACGGGAAGCACTTTCCGCCCGCGCCCAACGAAATAGGGGCGGCTGAAACTTTCCGGTTCGTCAGGAAAGACCGGCGGGCGCGCAACGGCGAGAATGACCGGAGACAGGGATGAGCCTCGACGTGCACCTGGAAGTAGTCAGGCCCTGCCGTATATACCAAGGCAATGTCACGCACAACCTCACGGAGATGGCACGTGTAGCAGGCATATATCAATGCCTGTGGCGCCCGGAAGAACTCGGCATCACGAAGGCATCGCAGTTGATCGACCAGCTACGAGCGGGGTTGGACCTGCTGAAATCCGACCCCGAGCGGTTCAAGGCACTCGACTCGCCGAACGGGTGGGGAACCTACGACCATTTTGTAAAGTTCGTGGAGGAGTACCTTAACGCCTGTGGTGAGAACCCGGAAGCCGATGTGAGCGTGTGGCGATGAGGCGACTTAAACAAGGCGATCCCCGGCTGCATCACGGGCACACAGTCGGCGGGGAATCGCCTACGCATAACGCATGGCGGGGTATGCGACAGCGGTGCATGAATCCGAAAGCAAAGGACTACCCACGTTACGGCGGAAAAGGGATTCTGTGTTGCAAAGAATGGGACTCGTTTGAGCAGTTCCTTCTTGATATGGGACTGCGCCCAGACGGACACACGTTAGAACGCAAAGATAATGCGAAAGGGTACTTCAAGGATAACTGCCGGTGGGCAACCCCACTAGAGCAATCGCTGAATCGTACCAATAACCACCGGGTCGAATACATGGGCGAGTCCCGTTGCATCAGCGAATGGGCAAAACTTCTCGATCTCAATGAAGAAACGCTGCGCGCTCGTATCCGCTACGGATGGACAGTAGAACGCGCTATGACGACACCCAGCACAGTTGGGTACCAAATGAGGGGCAGATGAAAAAGATCGAGACAGAAAATGCTGTGAAAGAACTTGTGTTTCAGTGGTTCAAATCCCGCGGCGGGTTCAGCTACGCCCCTGTACAAAACGGGCTTGGCGTGCATGGTGTACCAGATAGACTAGGAGTAATTCCAATCACCGTCACCCCCGCGATGGTAGGCAAGCGAATAGGACTGTTCGTTAGCGTCGAAGCCAAGCGCCCAGGACGAAGGAACGAATCCTATCGTGGCATGTCCAAGCACCAAGTCCTGTTCTGGGAAGGCGTGATCAAGGCAGGCGGGCTGTCGATCTGCTGTGACGGGTACGAGGACTTGCAGCGGTTGGAAGCACAGATTGCGAAACTTACAGGATCGGAGATAAAATGAACCTGCTGAATGAAACACGCGAAATTCTCACGAGCAATGGCAAAAACGAATCCGATGTCGTATGGGTAGGCGTGGGAGACCGATACCATAAGCGCCCTGCCATGGCATTCAGTTGGCAAGAGTTCGCTGCGCTATCTGGTTTTGAATACGACGATGGCTTCGGCGGTAACGAAATTGCAGGGTCACTGAAAGTCGTCGGCGACAACTGGTGGCTGGAACGCGGTGAATATGACGGCTCCGAGTGGTGGGAGTTCAAAACCCTGCCTACTATGCCAGAACCGGGGTCGCCTTGCCGTGATGATCTGTTGCAGTCATGATCCGCATCGCCCTCGCCCGCCTGACCCTCCAATGGCATCGCTGGTGGTTCAACTGGCATCTTCGCCGCGCGGCGGTTCACATCGCCCGCGCCGACGTGATCGACTGGCGAGTGAGTAGAGCTTTTGGTGAACTGTGCATACTGGAGAATGAGAGATGATTTACCTCGTAATGGAAAGCCAGTCAGACTGGACCTTCAATGGCGAGTATTCCGTAGAAACGGAAACTAAAGCCCCTATTCGCGGGTTCGCCACTCCTGATGAAGCGGGAGACTATATTGCATCACAGAACTCAATGTGCATGTCGGTAGTGGAAATCCCCTTCGGCCCGGTCGAGGAGAATGAGAGATGAACAGGTGTAAAAATTGCGCGAATTTTACCCACTACAGCGATAGCTGGGATGTTGAGTACCGCGGGGCGCACGCGGGGGTCTGTCGTAGCGATAAATTCTTGTATTCAGACAGTCCGCAAGTAGCGCGAGATGGACTTCGTTACTGGGACTTCGAAGGGTATTCTGCTGGGTTTGAAGTTGGCGAAGCCTTCGGGTGCATCCACTGGGTGGCAAAATAATGGCTGACATCGTTGACGCCGCCGACCCGGTAACCGAACTCTGGGCCTCCGACGCCGAGCGCAGGCAACGTGGCAAGTCAGACCCCGCGTTGCAGCCGGGGTACGAAGGGTTCGACGGCCTGACCTGCGTGGACTGCGCTGAGAACATTCCGGCGGCCAGGTTAGCGATGGGTCGGGTTCGCTGTATAGAGTGCCAGTCCACGCTGGAGTGGGAAACCAAGGTGGGGCGAAGGTGAAAATTAGCCGCATATGGCAAATGCCAAACAAGAACACTTTTGATATCCCCGCCATTGGGAAGTTCGTGCAGGAACGGCTCGTGGTGAGCAAAGTGTCAGTTGACCCGTTTGCGCGGGATAAGAGGTGGGCTACATACACTAACGATTTGAACCCGGCGACCGCTGCTGAATTTCATGTTGACGCTACCTGTTTTCTGACCGAACTTGCCGATGCAGGAGCGGTTGCCGACCTTGTGATTATCGATCCTCCTTACAGTCCCCGCCAAGTAAAGGAGTGTTACGATTCCATCGGGCAAAAAATGGAGCAAGACGACGCCTTGCTCGGAAAGAAACGCGGCGAGATGAAGAAAGTTATTGCCCGCCTTGTCCCCATTGGCGGGGTAGTTCTTCACTTCGGGTGGAATACTGTTGGGATGGGAATTAAATTAGGATACGAGCAAGAAGAAATCCTCATAGTATGCCACGGGAGCGACCACAACGACACGATTTGCCTTGCGGAACGCCGGGTGAAATGACCCCCTTCGAAGTCTTCCCCGACCTGCGCGCCATCATCGTCGAGACTGACGATCCTCGCGCCCTCACGTCCATCCCGACCGCGTTCGAACTGGCGCCGGGGTTCGTAGGGATGCCGCACGGGGTTGACGAGGTCATCCGACTGGGCATGATGGGCATCACGGTGGACTCACCCATCCAGCACTATTACGGGTGGCCCCGTGAACGCACGACCATCCCTGCACCGTTCTCGCATCAAGTGGCAACCGCCGCGTTCGCAGTGTCTAACCCGCACGGTTACATCCTGAACGACATCGGCACCGGCAAGTCGCTCACCGCCGCGTGGGCTGCCGACTACCTGATGGAGATGGGGCTGGGCCACCGCGCGCTGATCATCGCCCCCCTGTCCACGCTCGAACGGGTGTGGGGGGATGTGTTCTTCGTTCACTTCACCCACCGCACGTTCAGTGTCCTGCATGGGTCAGCCGAGCGGCGTAAGAAACTACTCGCCCAACCGCGCGACTTCTACATCATCAACCACGATGGCATCGCCGTGGTTCAGAAGGAACTCGCCGCGCGGCCGGACATCGACATTATTATAATCGACGAGATCGCCACGTACCGGAACAAACAGACGGGGCGCTGGAAGGTGCTCGAAGCCCTGATCTACCCCGACCGCAAGAAACCCGAACTCGCGAAGCCGTGGGTGTGGGGGCTCACCGGCACGCCGACGCCCAACTCGCCCGAGGACGCCTACGCGCAGTGCCGCCTGGTCACCCCCATGACGGTGCCTGAGTTCTTTGGCCAGTTCCGCTCGCTCGTGATGAACCACCAGTCTACATACATCTGGACGCCGCGGCCCGAGGCAACCAAGATCGTGCATCAAGTCATGCGCCCGGCGATCCGGTTCAAGCGGGATGACTGCATTGATCTACCCCCCACCTTGTACCAGACCCGCGACGTGGAGTTGTCGACAGAACAGACGAAGCACCTGAAGGAACTCATGCGCGAACTCATGACCGAGGTCGAGGGCAAGCGCGTGACTGCTGTCAATGAGGGGGTGAAAATTTCCAAGGCCCTGCAGATCGCGGGCGGGTGCGTGTACGACACTGAAGGGGCGCCACACGAGATCGACACCGGCTCGCGCATGGAAACCCTGCTGGAAGTGATCGAGGAGGCCGGCGGCAAGCTGCTGGTATTCGTGCCCTTCACTGCTATGACTTCCATGATCGCACGCGAACTCAACAAGCACTGGAAGGCAGCCATCGTGACGGGCGATACGGCGGTCAAGGAACGCAACGAGATATTCCTTGAGTTCGAGGATGAGAAGTCCGACCTTGAGATTATAGTGGCCCACCCCGGTACCATGAGCCACGGGCTCACGCTGGTCCAGGCGTCGGTCGTGGTGTGGTGGACCGGCATCGACTCGAACGATACCTACACGCAAGCCTGCGGCAGAATTACCCGACCCGGCCAGCGGCGCCCGACCTGCGTTGTGAATCTGAGCGGGTCGGCGGTGGAGAGACGGGTGTACAAGAGGTTGGTTGAGAGGCAAAAGATGCAGGGTGCGTTACTGGAGATGGTTGAAAAAGGAGAATCGATATTATGAATCCGTTCGCTCAACCCCCACCCAACTCCGCCGGGAGGCGAGGATTCCCATCCGCAACCGCAGCGAAGGCGTCTGCGATGCAAGAGGCGCGCGTAGATTTCGCGGTCCTTCAATGCGGACCAGAGTTCGCTTGGGTGTCGCCACTGGAACTCGTACTTGCCCGGCTTCCTGCTGCGTTGATGCGCGGGATCAACGTAGTGGAAATCGGCCAACGATGACCCCCGCCCACTGGGTAACCCTGATGCTCTGCGTCACGGCGGTCATCTATGTCGTCACCTCGGTAGCATATATGGCGGGCGCCAGACCGGGCATGGCGCTGGCGTTCGCGGGGTATGCTCTCGCGAATCTGGGGTTCGTCATTGACGCCCTGCGAAATTAAATTGAACTTGCCAAGCGATTCACAGTCAGAAGGTGTATGATCCACAACTTGTAGGAGGGAAGAATGAGAGTAATGCAAGGTCCGGTTTCAATCGACGTATTCGCTAATCAGTGGATCGAGTTCGAAATCAGCACCGAGATCAAGGAGCGACGGACCGCCAAAACGCAACGCCGCGCGAGGGGCAGCGGGAACCAGGCATTCAGCGGTGGTCCTCTGCGTCGCATGGTTTCGTGGGGTCGCCGTGCCAACGATGTAGCGGACCACCAGGACCGCCGAACGCGTAATACTAGACTTTGGTACTCGTCGTTTCCTGGGCACGTTGATCACTATCGCCGCCGCAAAGGTGACGACCGGCGCAACAAACTGACCACTGAGTTCAGATACGGCGGTCGCCGACGCTACGACCGAGAGGAACGCCGCGTTGCCGCAAGTCATCAGGACCGCCGCGACGTAGTCCCGCGCCGCATTGCCGATTGTGTACTGCCTTCCTTCAGGCGCAGAAAGGCGTTACAGGATCGTCGTCAGTGGAACCGCGAACACGTCATGTACATAAGCGATTCACAGTCAGAAGGTGTATGATCCACAACTTGTAGGAGGGAAAAATGAAGACCGTGTTAGATTCAACACGTATCGTGCCGCCGGGAGGCGAATTTACTTTCTGTGATTCCACCATCGGCAATTACACGATGCGCGGGCCCGGTACCTATCACATAAAAATGGTCGAGTTCGGCGAACGCCGGACCGCCACAAAGCAGCGCCGGGTGAGGTGGAAACTGGGTGGCCGCTTGATTGACCCTGCCCGCCGGATTACCAGCGCGTCGGGGGCGGGCCGCCGCGCCAATGATGTAGCTGACCACCGAGACCGGCGAGTAGGTAACGAGTTTTGCGCCGGCGACCCATACCCATTCTTGATTCCGTTCCACCGCCGCAAGGATGATGTCAGTCTCGTACCGCCTAGTCCGCCCATGTACGGCGGTCGCCGTTCGTACGACTTCCAAGCTGGCGATCGACGGGTAGCGACAACGCAGCGCCGGGCGAGGGGGCATGGGGCAGACGATGGGATTCGACGAGGATGTAAAAGTTGGTCCTCTAGTGGCCGCCGCGCCAACGACATAGCGGACCACCAGGACCGCCGGGTAACCAACACGCGGCTCTGGTATCAGCCGTTCATGGGAAAACCCGATTGGTACCGCCGCCGCAAAGGTGACGACCGGCGCAACAAACTGGCCACTGAGTTCGGATACGGTGGTCGCCGACGCTTCGACCGAGAGGAACGCCGCAGCAACCGCTATACATACGTAAAGAGCATGGACCCCCGCATCCGCGCGTTGGAGAGGAGGAAGTCATGAAGATGCTTTGCGTGGAATTTTCGGTAGACCCGCAGCAAGGGGGCCTCGGCGACAGTGAGTGGGTGAAAGCCATCCGCGCGCTTTTTAACTCGTCTTTGTTGGTCGGGGATGAGTACATTTATGACTGGGCGGGTAACTTGCGCTTCTCTGTTGTGGAGGAACTATGACCGACGAAATCAATCTTGACGACGTGATGACACGTCGTTTCGACCTGGACGAGCAGGCCAGTATCCTGATGGGCAAGCACAAGCTCGAACTCGCGCCGCTGATCGAGGAGATGAAACTGTGCGAGTCCTTCATCAAAGCCGAACTGCTCAAGTCCGGCGCGCAGCAATGGAAGTCCGCATCGACCGGCCACCAGACGTTCTGGACCACGAAGGACAGCGTGACGGTGGACGACTGGGACGCCGTGCTGGCGTACATCAAGGACAATAATGCCTACGAACTCCTGAACCACGCCGTAAACAAGAGCGTGGCGAAGGAAATGATCGAAGCCCAGACCCCGCCGCCGGGCGTGAAGTATACGAGCTTCAAGGATCTGGCATGGCGAAGGGGGAAGGTATGAGCACTATCCGGCGCCTTGGCCCAGAGGAATCACTGGAACTACGCGCTTTGGTTGCCAGTCTGCGTCTGCCTTCTCCCGGAACACTCCACATGTGGATCGCAGGCACAGGGGAGCTTTCAATCGACCACGAAGCATGGACGTACATTCTCGATGCAGCAGAATCCAAACTTTCACAGGAGACCATCAATGAGCAAGAAATCTGTGCGCCCTACCCTGTTTGACTATTGGGAAGCCCGTATGTCGGCAGCCCGCTACGTAGACATACGCAATTCGATCGGCGCGCTTTTGTGCCGCGTAGAGTTCGCTCGGCCACCGTTCCGCTCTGAGGATGGGGCCACGCTCATCAGTAGATTTGTATCCGGGGCTAAGGTAAAGTGCTCCGGGATGGCAGCAAAAGCCTTTGTCGTAGATGCCAAGGGGCGTGAACTTTTCCCGATGAAAATTGGGTGGTGTGGGCTTATGTTGGCATCACCCATGTTGTATAGCGGCAGCCAAATGAACATAGACCACTTTACTCTTACCGTCCCATTTAACTAGGAGACCACCAAATGAACACAGCCGTATCCGTTGTCCCGAGCAACCTTCAACTCCCAGCGCACTTACAGACGCCCGACATCATCGCGCAGATCGCAGCGGCCAACGCTGCGGCGGCCGGCGGCGTGCGCGCGGGCGGGTTCCCGTCGATCAGCATCAAGGCCAACCGCTTCGCCATCAAGGATGGTGACGAGACGCAGCCGCTCATGACCCCACCTGCGGCCCCCGGACAGCCGGCTTTGCCGATGGGCTGCCTGGAGATCGTCGTGGTCGACGCCAACCCCGCCCTGTCGCACACCTACTACGAAGGCGAATGGGTCGAAGGCGAGAACAAGGAACCGAACTGCCGCTCAGCCAACGGCGTAACGCCCGACGCCGACGTGGCGACGAAGCAGGCCGCCATGTGCGCGACGTGCCCCCAGTACGCGTGGGGCAGCGCGGTGTCCAAGCTTTCGGGCAAGCCGATCCGCGCCTGTCACGACTCCAAGCAGCTTGCCATCCTCCCCGCTGGCGACCTCGCGTTCAAGATGCTCGGCCTGCAGATCAAGGCAGGCTCGCTCAAGAACTGGGGAACCTACATCCAGGCGCTGTCCGGGCGCGGCTACGGCGTGTCCACGCTGGTCACCAACGTCACGTTCGACCAGACCAGCAACGGCGTCTTGCAGTTCACGTTCAACCGCTTCCTGAGTGCTGAGGAGTTCGCCAAGGTGAACGAACGCAAGACCGGCAGCGACGTGAACGTCATCGTGGCACAGTCCCGTGCCTTGGCCCCGGCGGTTGCCATGCTCGCCCCGCCACCTGCCGCACCCGCGTTGGCTGCCCCCGTCGCCCCGTCGGCACCGCCCGCCGCGCCGCCGTACATCCCGCCGGTTCAGCCTGCCCCGCCGCCTGCCCCCGCAACCGGGTTCAACGCCGCGCCTGCTCCGGTAGGCGTAATGCCCGCTACACCCCCTGCGGCACCCGCGAATCCTACTCCGGTAGCCGAGGAACCGCCGAAGCGCAAGCGCGCCCCCCGCAAGGCTGCTGAGACCCCGGCAGTCGCCACTGATCTGAGTCACATCCCTGCCAACATCATGGCGACCATTCAAGCCGTGGGCGTTGACTCGCCAGCAGGGCAAGCCCTGATCGCGGCGTACTCCGCCCCGGCAGCGCAGTCCACGGCCCCTGTTCAACCCGCAGCCCCGGTAGTAGCGACCGTTGACGCGCCTACAATTTCAACGTCGGTGAATGTCCCGGTGGCTGCGGCCCTCACGGTAGGGTTCGGTGCAGCCCAGGGGATACAAAACCCCGCACCAACACAGCAACCCACCGCACAGGTCATCGCAGCCGGGGCCAGTCTCGCTGACCGACTGCGTGCCAAGCTGGCGGGAGGCCAGTGATGTGGGTCAATCGCAAAGAGTGGGATACCGTGGTTGAACGGACCGAGCAGTTTGAGCGCTTTTGCCGGTCAATCGTCGTAGACGACGCCGGCGGCGATTCTGTGCTACAGGGTAAGGATTTCCCGCAGATTGTAGCGCTAGCGTACCAAAGGCTGTTCTTCGCTGCAAATCTCGACATTGGTCTGTACAAGAAGCGCACCGTCCCGTTATCGACAGTGCTTATCGCACTGTTAAAAGAACTCGGGTATGGGATCGAAACCCGCGTGCCTATTACGCAGCCTGGTGAAGCGCCTGTAGTTTTAAGAAAACTGAAGGAGCCAGGATGACCCTCGCTCGAATCATTGCCGACTCGGGGCTGGCGATCACCGAGGTCGCCAGCCTCTACGGGGTCAGCAGGCAGACCATCTACAGTTGGGAGCAAGGGCGGGTGCCTCACGACAAGCAGCCCCACTCCCGCGGGTCCGCCTACTACGCGGCATGGCGGTTCGCCGCCGTGACCCAGGCGCTCGGGCAGGCCATCGACAAGCGCCTGCTGCCGCTCCCTGCGATGGACAAGGCGGCGAGGAAGGAACGCATCGCCAAGATGACGGAGAAGCTGAAAGGACTGAAACCCGCCCCTAGCAGGTAGGAGCATAACAAGAAGGGGTGGTGTGGATACTATCGACTTCCTCCGCCGGATACTGCCCGACCGCGGCCTCTACGTCGCGGCGAGGCTGATCAATGGCAAGTTCAAGAACCAAGTCTGTGACTCTATTGAAGAACTGGCACAGCAGGTTCTGACCTATGACGCTGCCGGGGTTCACGCTTACATGGCGTGTGCTGCGTACCGGGAGCGTAGTGTGGCTACGACAAAGCCCGACGGGTCAATATGGCACCAGGTCCGCACGCGCAAAAACGTCCGGGCCTGTAAAGCCTTCTGGATGGACCTCGACGTTGAACCGGGCAACCCCAAGAAGTTCGAGTCTCAGGAAGCCGCGATAGATGGCCTCGTCGCGTTCTGTAGCCAAACCAAGCTGCCGATCCCGATGGTGATTAGTTCTGGCGGCGGCATTCACATATACTGGACATTACATGACGAAATCCAATCAGAAGTCTGGAAGCAAACCGCCGAAGCGCTCAAACTCCTCGCCGCCGGGCACCAGTTCCGCGCGGACCCTGCTTGCACTAGCGATCTTGCGCGAGTTCTGCGCCCGGTGGGAACATGGAATCGAAAAGGGGGTACCCCGCGCAGCGTGGAACTTATCGCCGATTCAACTCCAGTGGCGTATCAGCACTTCGACAACATCGTTCTTGCTGGACTTAGGGCTCTCGGAGTTAAGCCCCCCGAAAGTATCCGTCAAGTCCCAACCGCGACGGAGACTATCAACCAAAAGTTCGCGGTCCAGCGCGATTTCCCGCCGTGCTCGGGCCAAAAAGTAGCCGAGCGCTGCGCCCAACTCAGGGTGGTTCGCGATACGCGGGGCAATGTATCAGAGCCCCTGTGGTATGGGGCGATCCAACTGCTGTGCCACTCAACCGAGGGCGACGCTCTCATTCACGAATGGAGTAACGGTCATGGGTCGTATTCGCCAACAGAGACAACGCGTAAGATTGACCAAGTACGTCAGCAATCTCTTGGGCCTACCCTCTGCGCTACGTTCGACAGTCGAAACCCTGGTGGGTGCGACGGATGCCCCTTCCGAGGAAAGATCAGCAGCCCCGCCCAGCTTGGTGCCTACGTGGAGTCGGCGCCAGCGCCGCAAGTCAAAGTCACCGTCGCCAACATAACCACCACGGTCACCCTCCCCGCCCCGCCGTTCGGGTTCCAGCGGGGGGTGCCCAAGACCGCCGGGTCGCACGACGGCGGGATCTTCGTCGAGGAGGACGGCATCACCCACGAGGTCTATCGGTTCGACTGCTTCCCTGTCGAGCTTGCTTGGGACGAGCAGTTGGGGTTCGAGACGACGCGCTGGCGGCACTGGCTCCCCAACGAAGGCTGGAAGGAGTGTGTGCTACAGTCCTCCCTCATCGCCCGTCCCGCGGACTTCATCGCCAAGCTGATCGACAACCACATTCAACCACTTATCAAGGCCAAGTTCATCATGTACGCCGATGCCTACATCCGCAAGCTGCGCGACGAGACCAAGCTGCGTCGCCTGTTCAAGTCCCAGGGCTGGAAGAACGACGACACCGAGTTCGTGCTGGGCGACAAGCTCTACCGCCCGGGCGAGGTCATCCAGGCCGGGTTCAGTCACGGCATGGGGCAGTTCCTCACGCCGTTCCGCTCGAAGGGGTCGCTCGATACATGGCGGGTGTTGACCGAGGTGTTCGACCATCCAGGGCTCGAACCCCACGCCTTCATGCTGCTGCTCGCGTTCGCCGCCCCGCTGCTGAAACTCGCCGGGCGCGAAGGTTGCACGATCAACGCGCTCGGGGAGTCGGGGGTGGGCAAGTCGACGATGGCGCAGTTGATGTCCTCGGTGTACAGTTCGCCCAAAGGGGCGTGGGTGGGCCGCGACGACACCCCGCTTGCCCGGATGCAACGCTTGGGGGCGCACTACAACCTGCCCGTCTACATGGACGAAGCCACGACAATCAAGCCTGAGCACCTGCGCGACTTGGTGTACTCCATCCCCACAGGTAAGAACCGGGCCTCCATGAAGACCGACTACACCCTGCGGCCGAGCGCTGAGTGGAACACCTTGTTCGTGACTTCGACCAACAACGCGCTCCAGACCAAGCTCCAACTGGAAAACCAGAACGCCGAAGCGGAGAGCCTGCGCCTGTTCGAGTTCAACTTCCCGCGGGTGCCCGTGTTCGCCGAGGTCGCCAAGATCATCCCTGGCGTGATCCAGGAGAACTACGGCGTGGCCGGACCTGAATATGTTAGATATATTGTACAAAATAGGGAAGCCATTCGCGACCGCCTGAAGGATGTAGTCGGGGAGGCTGAGAAGAACTTTGGCATGGACAACAAGGAACGCTTCTGGTCGCAGGTCACGGCGTTGGCGCTGTACGGCGGCGAACTTGCCCGCGCGGCAGGCGTCATCGCGTTCGACCCGCAGTGCATCGCCCCGTGGCTGCTGCAGGAGACCCGGCGCATGCGTTCGGTGCTCGACGACAGCATGCTCGGGCCGGTTGCCATCGTGGCCAACTTCCTGAACGAGCACGTTGGAGAGCGCCTGGTCGTGACCGGCGTGAACGGGGGGATGACCGCCATGGTGTCCAAGCCCTATCACGAGGTCTCCCAACGCTACGAGACGGACACCAAGACCCTGTGGATCGCCAAGAAGCGCATCAAGTTCTACATGGACCGGGCGCACTTCTCGTTCGTCGAGGTGCAGGACTACCTGCTGCGAACCGGCATCCTGCTTGACCCCAAGGCGGTCAAGACGCTGGGCGCTGGGACCGACTTCACATCCGGTCCGACGCAGTGTTGGAAGCTGAACATGGGGCATGACGAGATGGCGGGGGTACTATGAGAATCGAAGAAGTCGGCGGGGCGGTGCTGATCAACGCAGACTGCCGGGTCGCGATGGCAGCGATGGACGAGAACAGCGTGGATGCCATCGTGTGCGACCCGCCCTACGGTCTAACGCAAGGTAATCGCAAGACCCCTGCACCCCACAGACCTGAATCCCCCTACGGTCGCAGCAGGATGGGGGTGAACGGGGATACCCTAGCTATCCCGAAGGTGAGCACCGCTGGCGGGTTCATGGGTATGGGATGGGATCACGGCGTACCGGGGGTTGAGTTCTGGGTCGAGGCATTGCGTGTCGCGAAGCCGGGGGCGTACCTTCTAGCGTTCGGCGGCACCCGCACTCACCACAGACTCATGGTTGCCATCGAGGATGCGGGGTGGGAGGTCCGCGATGTGGTGATGTGGGTGTACGGGAGCGGGTTCCCCAAGAGCCATAACGGTGTGTGGGGCGGCACCGCCCTCAAGCCTGCATGGGAGCCGATCATCGTGGCCCGCAAGCCCCTCATCGGCACCGTCGCGGAGAACGTGCGGGCGCATGGAACTGGGGGGTTGAACATTGATGGGTGTAGGGTACCAGTTGACGTCGACGCAGACGCCGCGCAGATCCGCACGATGCAGCGCGGTCAACGTACTGAAGATACAAGCGGGCAGGAATGGGGCCTATCCAAGAACGGCGGGGACGTACCGCAGGTAATCCGCCCGGATGGGAGATGGCCCGCCAACCTGATCCACGATGGCAGCGAGGAAGTGCTGGCGGCGTTCCCTAATGCGAAGGGGCAACTTGCACCGTCGGTTGAAGATGGTGAACCGCAGGGCAATAGCATCTACTCGTCCATGAATCGTGGCGGACCACATCACATCCCGCGCGACGAACTGGACAAGTCAGCCGCCCGGTTCTTCTACTGTGCCAAGGCGAGCAAATCGGATCGGGACGAAGGATGCGACACCATGCCTGATCGCGTGCTCGCCATGAGCAATCAAGCCAAAGCCGAGCAAGCGCGAGGAAACCTGAACGTGGCAGATAGCGGGATGAACACCGGCAAGGTCCGCAAGAACTCCCATCCTACGGTCAAACCCACCGCCCTCATGCAGTACCTCTGCCGCCTCGTCACCCCTCCCGGCGGCACGATACTCGACCCCTTCATGGGTTCAGGTTCGACTGGCAAAGCCGCGTTGAAGGAAGGGTTCAAGTTCGTCGGGATTGAACTGGACGAGGAACATGGGTACTTCGACATCGCGCTGGCTCGGATCAAGGCTGCTATACTACCCCCGCAGTAGTTCACGTATAGCACGAACTACTCCACCCACAGTGTACAAATCAGGACTGTGATAAACTATAAGTGTAGTGGCCGTGTGGCCCTACCCCCGGTGTCGTGCCCCCTCCTCCACGCGCCGGGGTTCTTTTCGCCGCTTATCGGGGTGTAGCTCAGTCTGGTCAGAGCGCTCGGCCTGGGACCGAGAGGCCGAAGGTTCGAATCCTTCCACCCCGACCAATTACCTTGACCCGCTCGCGTAGATGTTGACATCGGTGGTATCTGCCACGGTGCCCGAGACGCTGATCTTGATGGCGTAGATCCCGCGGACATCGAGAAGAAACCAACCCGACCCTGCCGCCGCAGTGGATGCCAGCGTGCCGGATGCCGCGATAACCAACCCCGCGGGGGTCGAAGTGATCGCGCTGTAGAGCGAGTGGAACGTGTCGTCCGGGTGGAACTTGGCACTGACGATGAAGGCATCCAGGTCGTTGGTCGCCACGTCGAAGTACACCCCGATGTGCCGAAGCCCGAGGGTCAGCACTTCCAGAATATCGGTGTTGCCCGCCGCCGGGATGTCAGTGACGACGCTCTTGGCAAACAGAAGGGGGCCAACTGCGCCGGCGGGAGCAGTGCCTGATTGGGTTACGGTTGCGGTCATGGGAATCTCCTTGAATTAGACTATTGTACCTTACTTCGCTGCCTTCCTTATCTTCTCAGCCGACCGACCGCCGATATACCCCAGCATCACCCATTTGAACAGTTCAATGATCTCAGAGGGGATCGCGGCGAGCCAGTCTTTCATCCCTTTAGCGATTTGGGCGGCGGTGTCGGGGGAGAAGGCAGACAGCACTCCAATCGGCAGGCTGGCCAGTATCAGCACGTATACCACGTACATGAACGACGGCCGGGCGCGGGATGTCCACGGGTCGGCCGACTGCGCCTCGGCCACGATAGCCGACATCTGGATACTCAGTTCCTTGAGTTTGCCTTCTTGGTTCAGCGTCGCCAAGGCAAGTTCAGCTTGCGCGCGTTCGCTGGCCTGCGCGACCTTGTCTGGGAAGATGCGGTCAATCAATGACTTCCCCATTTCAAACAATGTGCCTAGCAGTAGCGGGTTCATTATCGTTTCCCCTCATGTTCAAGTGAGTAGTGGTTCCCGTCTTGGAAGCGTCCTCCCCAACTCCCGCCGATCGACTCCCAGTATTCGCCCAGCGGGGCATGGTCCTCGGTGGCCTGCATGTACACCCCATCTTTGAACAGGTTGAGGTCAACTGCCAAGCGAATCTTGTGGCACGATGACACCGCGCCGTACCCGAGTTTTGTACCAACAGCACCGTGCAACCGCGGGTCGCGGTAGGCGTCGCCGAACGTGAGTTCGTAGCCGTGCTCGTAGGCCCAGATGATCAGGTCTGCTACCATCCGGGTGAATTTCCGTTGCTTATTACCTAGAGTCATTTGTCTATCCTCCTTAATGCGAGACAGCAAACAAAAGAATAAGGATGAACAAAACGATCAACGCCGTGTGATTGATCTTTCGCGCTGTCATTTGTCTGCCTTCCCATCCAGCT